CTATTTTCTTGTGTCATAGCCTTTTTTCTTTTCTTCTTCAAGCATTGCAACATACTGTCCGTAACTCATCTTCTTATCGAGAGCCATCTTCTCGACTTCTGATATTCTGATTTCACTTTCGGTTTTTCGTTTGTGCGGCGCAGTAAAATCAATTATTTTTGCAGGCATTAGCTCACCTCCTTTTTAAAAACAGAAAGCACGGACGAGCCGTGCTTTACAATATTTGATAAACATCTCAAATTATGATATAATAATCAAATTAATTGGAAATGGAGAGGATTTAATGAACAATAACAAAAACATCACTGTAAAACAGGCGATAGATCGCTATATAGAAAGCAAGTATGCTGTTCTATCACCATCAACTGTAAAAGGTTATATGATCGTCAAGCGTAATCAGTTACAGAATTTAATGGAAGTCAAGTTATCGGATTTAAATTCTGAACTATATCAAAGTGCTATTAACAGCGATATGCTGAAATACTCACCAAAGTCTATCAGCAATGCTGTAGGTCTTGTAAATGCTGCTGTTAAAATGTTTGCGCCGGAAATACGCTCAAAGCTATATGTAACAAAGCCGCAGAAAATCAAGACATCATTTTACATTCCCGAAAAGGAAGAGATTGACATAATTTACAACCGGATCAAGCATTCAAACCCGAATTTACTTAAACCTTTTCTTCTCGCCAGTCAATGCGGATTGCGTCCTTCTGAAATCTCAGCTCTGAGTGGCGATTGTATTTGCAAAGGACAAATCGAGATTAAGGCGGCAATTGTACTTGATCATCAAGGACATCCGATTAGAAAAGCTCCAAAAACCTATGCGGGTTATCGTTCTATCCCAATATCACCTCAAATGGAAAAAGTGCTTCTTAAGAATATCAACAACAGAAAAGAATCCATCTGTGGTGGTATGACTGCTAAAGAAATCGGCAATGAATGGAGAAAGTTCTTTGATACCAATACCGACCTTTATTACTTCAAATTTTATGCCTTACGACACTATTATGCCTCGAAATGCTTGCTGATGGGCATACCGCAAAGATACATAGCCGAATTGATGGGACATTCGTCAACAAATATGATCGAGCGTGTTTATCAGCACGTCTTTCCGTCTGCCATGCAAAAATACAAGTTACTTTTGGCGGATAGTATGGATATGATTCTGGAAACTAATTGATTTTGTGGGTTCGAATCCCTTCCTCTCCGCCATAACTGGACACCAATTTTGATACAATGCGTATCTTGATTGGTGTCCAGTTTCTTTTTTCAAAGTCCTTGATTTGCAAGGCTTTTCGATACTTTTTAACGATATAAGGCTTCGTGGCGTTCCGGAAACGGTCGCTGCGGAGCCTTTTGCGTTTTCTCCCATAACACTTTTTAACAAAAGGTCGAGGGGTGTGCAGATTTTAGTCGGGGGTGTGCATTTTCGGCAAAAAGGGTGTGCACATTTTAATTATTCCTCAAGAGCGCAAAAGAAAGGCCGCAAAACCTGTTCGCCCAAAATACGAACGACCTTGCGCCCTTGTATCTTATTCTCCGACCTTGACCTCTGTGCCGTTCTCGAAAACGAAGGTAATCGCACCGTTCCTGTGGACGATTGCCTTCTCGACCATCACCGTCCAGATGGTGTCGCTCCACTCACGCAGCACCACCGGCTGTTTTTTGAGGGTGCGGATGTAAAGTGCCATTGCCTTGTCTTGCTGACTTTGCGTAGTACGCAGGTTCTGTAACCGCTCCAGTTCCGCAGCGGCTTTTTCGTAACGCTCGGTGAGGGCTTCATACTTTCTCAGATAAGCCTCCTGAGACTGCGCCGTGGAAGCGTTTTCCTTGACTGCCGCCTTGACCAGTTCTGCTACGACCTGCGTTTCCTCAAGCTGCCGTTCAATTTCTGCGTCCAATTCCGCAAAGTCTGTCAGCGCACGGCGCATGGTTTCGCAGTCCTTGATGATCTGCTCCCGGTTCTCCATCATCCGGTTGTAGGCTTGAGCGAAAAGCCGCTGCACGGTTTCCATGTTTACCGTGGGAGTATGGCAGCGTTCTTCAGCCTTGAACTTGCTGTTGCATTGCCAGATGGTGCGGCGGTAGCGGTCGGTGGAATGCCAGACCTTTGAGCCGAAGAAGCCGCCGCAGTCCTCACAGACCAGCTTGGCTGAAAGAACGCTCTTTCCGCTGTAGGCTCTGCCCAATGCTTTCCTCCTGGCAAACTCCGTCTGCACATGATCCCATTCATCCGGGTCAACAATGGCAGGGTGGCTGCCTTCCACATAGTATTGCGGCACCTCACCCTCGTTGGGCTTCATCCTCTTTTCCAGAAAATCAACCGTGAAGGACTTCTGGAGTAGCGCATCCCCCTTGTACTTTTCATTTTGCAGAATGCTGGTGACCGTGGTCTTGCTCCATTTATCTTTGCCGCCCGGTGACGGAATCCCCAAGTCCTCCAAACATCTGCAAATGGCGGCTTGGCTCTTGCCGTCAAGGAAAAGACGGTAAATCAGCTGAACAACTTTCGCTTCGCTTTCCACAATGGTAGGTCTGCCGTCCTCACCCTTTTCGTAGCCAAGGAAACGTTTATAGGCAAGATGCACCTTTCCGTCAGCGAAGCTCTTACGCTGTCCCCAGGTGATGTTTTCCGAAATGCTGCGGCTTTCTTCTTGGGCAAGGCTCGACATGATGGTGATGAGCAGCTCACCCTTGCCGTCAAATGTGAAAATACCTTCCTTTTCGAAGTAACATTCCACGCCGTTTTCCTTCAGCTTGCGGATGGTGACCAGACTGTCCACGGTGTTCCTGGCAAATCGGCTGACCGACTTTGTGACAATGAGGTCGATTTTTCCGGCAAGAGCGTCCGAAATCATGCTGTTAAAGCCGTCTCGCTTTTTGGTGTTACAGCCGGAAATGCCCTCATCCGTATATACTTTTACGAAGTCCCATTCCGGCTTGGACTGTATGAATTTGGTGTAGTAATCCACCTGGGCTTCGTAGCTGGTGAACTGCTCGTCGCTGTCGGTGGAAACACGGGCATATCCTGCAACACGCCGCTTCTGCGCGGTCACCTTCGGCAGGTGTGTCAGCGGATTGATGGTTGCGGGTATCATGGTTACTTTAGGCATTGTGCTTGCTCCTCTCTAAGGTTTTTCGGCGTGCAGCTTCCTTCATCTCGTCCGTCCAACTTTCTGCTCTGGAACGGTCTTTCCATGTGCGTGTCACTTCCGAGCCGTCTTTGAAGCAGAAAACCAGAATGTTTCCGTTGCATATCCGAATACTCTGTACCCGACTGTGCAGCTGTTCCCGTGTAAAAGCCTTTACACCCAAGACTTCGGCTGTAACCTGTTGAAGCGTTGCTTCCGGTATCTGCTTGGAAGCGCAGACAGATTTGCCGAGTGTATTAAATGTTCCGCAGACCCAGACGATGCCCGTTTTGGTGGTCTTGCGGCGGTAGTTCTTTCCGCAGATGTCGCACACCAGAAGGCTTGTGAATGGGTATGTGGTTCTCGGCGCTGGCTTCTTATTGAACTGAGCCGCCCGCCGTGCCTTCTCGGTCTGAACCGCATGAAATGTCTCTATGCTGATGATGGCATCATGGGCATCCTCTGCGTGGTATTTCGGCAATTCACCGTGGTTGATGGCGATTTTCTTCGTGATATGGTTCTCACGGAAGGTTTTCTGCAAAAGCAGATTGCCCGTATAGGTGTAGTTACTCAGTATCTTGGAAACCACAGACTGGTTCCATTTCCCACCGAAGCGGGACGGAACACCTTCCTCAGTCAGCCGTTTGGCAACAGCCTGATAGCCGTCACCGGCAAGGTACTCGTTATAAATGCGGCGGACAAGCGCGGCTTCCTTTGGAACGATCTCGTACCGTCCGTCCTTTAGACGGTAACCCAGCATGGCTCCATTCCACGGCATTCCTTCCTCAAAGTTCCGCTTGATGCGCCACTTCTGGTTTTCGCTTGCGGAGCGGCTTTCTTCCTGCGCATAGGACGCCAGAATGGTCAGCATCAGTTCACCGTCGGCGCTCATGGTGTGGATATTCTGTTCTTCAAAGAAAATGTCCACCTCCCAGGATTTGAAATCACGGACGGTCTGCAGCAGCGTGACCGTATTTCGTGCAAAGCGGGAGATGGACTTAGTGATCACCATATCAATTTTTCCGGCATGGCAGTCGGCAATAAGCCTTTGAAAATCCGCTCTGGAATCCTTCGTGCCGGTCTTGGCTTCGTCGGCATAGACGCCTGCATAAAGCCAGTCGCTATTTCTCTGGATAAGGTCGCTGTAATGGCTGACCTGTGCGGACAGCGAGTGAAGCATGGCATCCTTGCCACTGGAAACACGGGCGTAGGCTGCGACTCGCTTTTTACGCTCCAGCTTCGGCGGTTTTGATACGGTGGTTATTCTTCCTGACATTGTGTCACCTCCTTGTAGTGTGACATATTACCTCTGAACTCACCGTATATCAAGTCAATCCCGCGGTATAAACTACACGAAGATATCCCGTATTTTTCGGTCATAATTGTATCAATCGTGGCGTAATCCTTCGGGGTTAAAATCCCCATAGACAGCATTTGCTTTGCCTGGAGCATGGAGGCAAGATACTGCTCCAGCCGCTCTCTGTAGGTGTCATTCATCACAGCCACGCTCCCTTCCAAATCGATCTGCAATATAGCAGGCGTGAGAGCAGTACCTTCTATGATTATTTCCATAGGCAGTAAAATGACGTCCGCAGCAGGCACAGGTGTACGCATAAACAGCTTTTCGGTTGACGCACTCCGGGTGTGACTTCCACCATGCAGTGCGGCAGGCGTCTGAGCAGAACTTTTTCGGCTTCTGCTTAGGGATGATTTTTATCAACTTCCCACACTGCTTGCAGGCAACGGCATTCTTTGCACTGTCACCCAGCCCGCTGCGGCGGCAAAAGGAGCGCACCGTATTATCCGAAATTCCGAGTTGCTCGCCGATTTTCACATAACTGACGCCCTGTAAACGCAATGTTCGTATTTGTTCTCTCTGCCAATCTGTCATAGAGTTTTCCTCCAGTCCGAGGGTTTGCCTCAGTACCAACTGGAGGGAAAACGCCTGTCTGGTCCGCAAAAAAATAATGCCCTCCACGGAAATGAATCCGCAGAGGGCGTATGCAAAGATTATTTATTCGGGATCTTCAGCTTCATACCGCTGTAGATGACATTGCTTTTCAGTCCGTTCAGACTGACAATCTCCTTGTAGCGGCTGCCGTTGCCGAGATACTTCTTAGCGATTGCCCAGAGGGTGTCGCCATGCGCCACGGTATGGATGCGGTAGTCATCGGCGGGTTTCGTGCCTGCCAAGGCAAGCGCAGAGGTCTTGACCGGCGACATGATGGCGTATCTGCCGGACTCGTCCTTATTGATGACCGCACGGTCACCGCTGACCTCGACCACATACCAGCGGAGCTTCTTCACCCAGCCGGGAATGGATTTGCCGTTGTAGTAGGTACTGCCCGTAATGGTCACGAGGTCGCCGACCTTGATGGACCCGGTGGGCTTGCCCGGCTCAACCGGCTTTACCTCACTGCCGAGAGCCGCCGTGACCTTGGATGCCAGATCGCCCATACGGGCATACATCCAGTTACCGGGGCAGGATTTGTTCGCAAACCATCTGTGAACAGTCAGAACCATCTCGTCGGATTTCGGGGTGTAGTTCAGCGTCTTGGTCTTATCGCCGAGCCAGAGCAGCTTTGTCTTGCCGTTGCGCTTGCAGATGTCGGCGCAAAGCTCGATGAGTCTCTTGTACACCACATCTTTGAACGCATACGGCTCGGAATTGTCGCTGGCACACTCGATGGTGATAGCTCTCTGGTCGTTGGCTGCGGAGGAGGAGCACCAGGAGCGGTTTTTCTCTTCCACATACATCCCGACCCGACCGTCCACGCCGATGCCGTAGTTGCTGCTTGCCTGCCGTGAGGTCGGCAAAAAGATGTTGCCCAGCGTTTCCACACTGCACTGACCCACCACGCAGTGCGGTGTGATGCGGTCAATGCTGTGGGTGCGCTGCCCGGAGTGGTTCGGACTGAGTTTGGTGTAGGACACCAGGGGGCTGTTCGTGTAAGCCATGTTATTCATCCTCCTTTTCACTGCGTTCATGAAGCTGCTCCAGCACGGATTTCAGCTTCTGCGGAATGGGCAGTCCCAGGTATGCGGCGTTTTCCAACAGGGACACGCCCTCGTTCGATAGGTAGAAGAAAATGACGGCAGTACGCATCACCGAGCCGCTGCCGATGACGCGGGTGTCGAGAATATGCCCGATGCCGACCAGGGCGAAGATGAGCACCTTTTTGAAAATGCCCTTGAATCCTACTTCGCTGGACAGCTTCTTGTCCACCACGGCGCACATGATGCCGGTGATGTAGTCGATGACTACGAAAGCCAGAAGCGCATAAAGCAAGCCGTCACATCCTCCCAAGAACCATCCGAGCCAGCCGCCGATTCCGGCGAACACCACCTGAATGGTCGTCCAGAATTCTTTCATGTTGTTTGTCCTCCTTTGAAAGTTGAATTTGTGTATGAAAAAAGTGACGCCGGAGCGTCACACTTTTCCGATGGCATAGATTGATACCTTGTAGGTTGCCGATGGTACCGTATTTGGTCTTACGGCAAATATCTTTCCGGGGTTGGTCGTTGTAGACCAGCTACTCGAACTGCCTCGCTCCACAAACATGGCGTAATTGCTGTTCTCCGTGGAGATATGGACATGAGGAATTTCCGCGAAGGTAAATGGAAAATTAGGGAGCGCAATTGCGCCGCTCTCATAGAGCACGCCCCATGCCGTCGAAATGGCGGTCGTAAAGGAATACTGACCCCAACATTCCGCTGTACCGCTTTTCCATTTACGGTAATTCCAGATGCCGCTTGTCCCTTGCTGAATGACAAAATCCGCAAGGGGTGAGCCATCCACCCGCATATCCCCGGCAACATCCAGCATGGCTTGTGGCTCCGGCGTGTTGATGCCGACCTTCTTTTTCCGAAGCGCAATGAGGGGCGTACCCTGCGGAACAGTAAAATACAGATCCAGACTGCTCAAAGAATAGAGCTTGTCTTGGATCTGTAGATGAAGGTCGTAGGAACTGTTGTCATCCAGACTGCACAGTTCCAAATTGGAGTACCTGAAAGAGGTTCCGCTTTTTGTCGTGCCGGAATAGATGCTGGTGTAGCTGCCGTAACTGCTCTCACTGGTTTTCTTGTACCGATACCGCACATAAACCACGCTGTTTTTCTGCGTCCCGTCTACGGTAACAGCAGAAATAGAGCCGCTAAATTTGAGTTGCATTTCCGCTTCAATGTCGTTGGTTCGTCGGAGCGTCACCGAGGACACCTTCGGCTTTGCGTATGGGATGACCGTAATAGTTTGGGAAACGCTGGCGGTATAACCGCGGGAGTCCGTGACCGTGAGCGTGACCGTTACGCTGCCGGACTTGGCGATCTTTCCAACAGATAAGGCAGAGCCGGTAGTGTTAGAGGATGACAGCCCGTTGCAGGAGGCTGTGTAGTTGGAAATACTGGCACCGTTTTTTGCAGTTGCCGTTCCGGGCGTGACCTTGAGGGTCGAGTAGTTCTGAACGAATAGCTGGTCGTTGCCTGTGAGGTTTTTCGTGGTCGTGTAGCTGTCGGCATAAGTGAATCCGCTTATGGTTGGAGCAGAATTGGTTGCCGTGGTCAGTACAGTGGCGGTCTTGCTTGAGGTGCTGCCGATCTGCGTAGACCCGCTGTAAGACGAAACCGCAAAGGTACCTGTGAACGACTTGATGGATGCCATAGCGTTCAAAAGCATTGTTCTCTGCGCCGATGTCAGCGTGACCGTGCGGTTCGCCGTGCCCTTCGACCAGGAAAGCCCGGAAATAGTCAGGATGGTCGTGCTGCCGTTTTTGAGCACCAGCGTATTGGTGTAGGAGGCTTCGTACACGGTCACATTGATGGTAATGGAAACCGTGGCATTGTCCGCCGTCACCGTGTTGACACTATTCACCACAGCACCGCCCAGCGTCTTGACCGTGGAACTGCCGGAAGTGCCGTAGACGTGGTTGTATTGCCGCCTTGCTCTGACCCTCACCGTATAGCTCGTGTTCGGCGAAAGCGAGGACAATGTTACGCTGGCGCTGGTGGATGCCGTCGTTGAGAACTGCGTCCAGCTCGAACCGCCGTTTGTGCTGTACTGCCAGATGTCCGCCGTGGCAGAGGATGTAGCGGAGATTTTGAACCCGTTTGCCGTGACATTCGATGTACTGAATGTAACTGTGGGAGCAGAGCGGTCAATGGTAGTCAGCGTCATGCTGCCACCGTATTCCTGTGAACCGTAGATATAAACACGGGTCGAGAATCCGACCGCAATCGTTTTGCTGCCGTTACTGTTGTGAGCTACAGTAATCGTGCCACTGACCGAGCCTTTCTTTGCCGGGAAAACACGGTCATCCCAATAGGTACGGCCCTTTGAGTATACGGTCGTACCATTGATCGTTACAGTGGTCGTGTCAATGGTGTAGTAAGTGGATGCGCCACCGGTAGAGGTCAGCGTCCAGGAAAGTGTCGAGCTGTTACCGACCACATTCACGCTTTCTGAAATGTCCAGTTGAAGATAGCGCCCATCGTATGCCGCGCTTTTCCAAGTTGCCATAGCTTTCCCTCCTTAATCCAGAATGACGATGTTCAGCCCTTCGGACGCTGTCGGCATCGGGACAAACTTCGTTTTGCCCACGGTCAGCTCGCCGTCCACCGTGGTTTTCTTAGTCTGCGTTTCGTCCTTGTTCAGGGTAAAGATCACCTCATCGTTGTAATAACCGGCGAACTCCGTGTTCGTGATGACCGTCCGCTGAGACGATGCGCTGTTGGATACCTCGATGCCCCGCTTGTCGATCTTGACCTCCTGAGTGTAGATCTCGTTGGGAGCAGGCGTCCACTTTCGGGGAATCGCTCCTTCGGAGATCATGATGTCGGCGAGATAAATGGACGCATCCCGACAGTAGCAGTAAATACGCAGCGTAGGGTCGGTCACATCCGTGAGCGTTACGGAGTAATCCGTCCAGTCAAACGCCGTGGACTTATTGAACAGGTACTTGGTTTTGTTTCCGTTGTAGGTCACATAGAAATACCCGGACATGGTCGAGGTTTTCTTTGCCCGAACCGAGATCGTATAAGTGCCGGGAACCACCCCTCGGATGTACTGCGACAACGAGGAGTATGCGCCCAGCACAAAGCAGGAGTCGGAAATGGTGTTGTTTTGCGTATCTGTGGAGGCATCCGTTTTCACCGTACCGGAGTAGCTCCAATCGTCCGTGATGCCGTTCAGCCCGGAGGAATTCTGCACATAGTTGATGCCGCCGATGTACTGCTCCTGCATGGTGACGGACAGTCCATCCACCGTGTGTTCCAATTCCGAAACACGTCTTTCGGAGTTCAGCACCCGTTCCTCCAGGACGCCCTGGTCGTTGGACACCGTTTCCACGGTTTCGGTTAGGGTCGCCACATAGCTGTTCAGCCCGTCGATGGTCTGCTGAAACTGTGCGTCCTTCTCGGTCAGAATGGAAATGGTGGTGCGGATCGTTTCAATGTCGTTCTGCACCACCCATTCGTTCCCGTCCCATATTTTCGTTTCCGGCGGGGTCACAGAGGTGTCCACCCAGAGCTGCCCCTCATAGGGGTTCTCCGGCGGCGTGTCCGAGGTGACCACATCGCAGAGACTGATAATCGTGAACTGTGCCGATGCGATCATCTCACCACCTCCTCAAAGCGCCACAACGACCATAAAGGTTACCTTGGTATCCACATCGGCGCTGGACACCGACAGGGTCTTGCCGGTCTTGCTGCCGTTGGTTCCCCAAGAGGTATCGACTACACCATCCTTGTTGTACTTCGTCCAGGTGTAACTGCCGTTTCCGGCTGCGTCAACCTCGGAGCCTGCCTGATAGCAGACGGCGGTCAGCACAGTCGTGCCCTGGCCGTTCTTGAACACATCGCCGCCCGTGGAGGTGACGATGATCTGCAACGGGTCGGAGTTGTCGATGAAGGTCGCCACATCGAAAAACTTCGTGTTATAAGAAGCGGATGCGGAATCCGTGTCCTGGGCACAGCACTTGAACACAGCGTAGCTGTCCACCGCTGCGGCGTAGACCGTGAGGGTATTGGTGGCCGTTCCGGTGTATTTGTCGGCGGTATCCGAGAGCTTGCGCCAGCCGATACCGAAGTCCGCATCATAGCCGGTGGAAGAGGTAGCAGTGACAGATGCGTCCATGACCGCCCACTTGTAGCTGACCTTGGTGGTGTCCACCGTAGAGCCACGCCACAGCTCGGCCTTGGCGGTCAGACTGGCGACCTCCTCGTTCTTGAACACATTTCCGTTGGGTGTGGTGACCAGCAAATCAACGATGCCGGAGCCGTTGACCACACGGGAGAAGGAAATGGTCAGCGGATGGGTCAGCGACAGGCCGGTGCTTTCGTCCTTGTAGGTGATGACACAGCGGTAGTCGATGCCGGGCAGCTCCGCCATGACATTGGCCTTGACCGTGAGGATGTGGCTCTTGGCACCGCTCAGTCCGTAGTTCGTACCTGCGGTAATGGCGGTGTTGCTGTCGCCCACATACCACTTGACCGAGGTGACATTGGCGGTGGCGATCTGGTCGGCGGTGGTGCCGATGACATACAGACTGGGTGTCAGAACGAGGTTCTTCGTTTTCCAGTCCGGGGTGTAACTGCCGTTGTCGGGGTTATACATCTGCGTCTTGGCGAGGTTCGAGCCGATGTACCCCGTCAGTGTCAGTGCGTCATTGTAGTCGATGATGGTAAACTGGCCTTGTGCTTTGCTCATGTGAGAAGCCTCCTTTGAAGTTGTTGTATCTGAACCGGACACTGTGCCGGTTTCTGTTGTGGGTTCTGCGGTTGCCATAGAAATGTCCTCCGTTATAACAGGCTCTGCCTGGTCGTAGTGTCGATGAGGTCACAATAAAAAGTGGCGCGGACTTTGACATCCGCACCGGTGATAACAACGGACTTTGCGCCGCCGAAATGCTGTTCATTCCAGACCTTGTCCGCCTCTGTATCCTCCGACACTCTTGTCCAAATAAACTGATTGGCGTCCAGCGTGTCGGTGATGTCCTCGTCCCAGGAGTACACCTTAGCAGAAAGCAATGTTTTTACATTTCCGTTTTTGAAGATGTTCCCGTTGGACGAGATGATGACGAGCCGGAGCATTTTCTGCTCCTCAATGGTGGTAATGCGGTCGCTGACCTCGGTGACCTCCTTGCTGGTGGCGTAGGCTCGAAGCACAACCTCGCCGCTCTCCAAGTCCCACCAGGACGAGCCGTCCTGAGACTGGATAACACCCGCCTTGATAATATTCGCCACCAAGGAGCCGGAGGTGATGAAGTCCGCTACGATCTGACCGTCTGCCGTGATGGCGGTTTCATAGGGTCCGTTGTAGCCGTTATGGGAAAATCCCAAGCCGCCCACATTCCACCGCCAGACATTCACGGCTTCGTCAATAGAGGGAGCGTCCAGAATGAGCAGTTCGTAGGGCTGCCCGCTTTCGCTGTCTGTGTTAATAACCACATAGCCGCCGCTCTGGCCGGTGATAAGCCCAGTCGCTTTTCCAATAGCGGTTTGGAGCAGCTTCGGAAAGCGTCCCACCGTGGACTCCACCTTGTCGACCGTGGACTGCACCTCGGAGATAGTGGTGATCATGCTGGACTTGCTCTGACCGAGGGAAATGCTCTTGTACCGCTCGGCAAGGGTGTCGTATACGGTTTCGATGACCATAGCCGATACGCTGACACCCAGAAGCGAGTGCCGGATGGTGACGGTATCGCAGAGATTGACCCGCTCCAAGAGTGCCGAATACTCCGGCTGTTTCCAGAGCGGTTCAAAGGACACCTTCACTGTGGGAATGGTCGCTCCCAGCGGATTTGCCTTGATGTAGCTGTTGGCTTTGGCTCTGAGGGCTTCTTCGGTCACAACTCCGTCAAACTGGTCGGAGAAATCCATGATGAGCGTTTTCGCCCGGATGATCTCCGAGGTCACAATAGGAAGCGTTACCTCCGGCAGCGTGACCACCGTTTCGGTGTCCGAGCCTTCCGGTGTGTCTACGGCATACGGGAGAAGTGCGGTATACACACCGCTGTTGTCCTCGTCCTGATCCAAAGCGGTGAGGTTCTTACCGTATTCGATGACCACGCCTGTTTTCTGTCCACGGTGGGAGTGGAACTTCACCGTAAAGTTGTCCCACTCAAATTCGCCGTGCCACTGAGAAAGCATGGAGCCTTCCGTGCCGCCCAGACAGGCTCGAACACTTTTCGGCTGGGCGACCGAGAATGCCTTTGCATCCGAATAGTCCGTCCAACCCGTGAAGCGTGTATCTCCCGACAGAAGCTGCGAGAGAATGAGCTGCGGAGAGCGGCTCTCGGTCGAAAAAGGAAGCACCGGCACATTGGCAAGGTCATACGAGATGTGCTGCCCGTAGATGGTGACGATGCCGTTCAGCGGCTTCGTGATGCGATAGATGCGGAATGCCTGGTCTGCGGCGGTGTCGTTAGGTTTTGCCTTGATGATGCACTCCTTGGTGATAAGCCCGTAGTGCTGACCGCTCACGGGATATTTCAGCAGACATTCAAACACACCGTTTCGCTCCTCGGTCACCTCACCGAGTAATTTT